CAATCCACAATGTTGAACTTATTCCGATGACAAGACACGCAATCGCACCCCACCAACCGAACAAGTAAATTGACAACGTCCAAATGAAGACGGTCAAGATAAGCGCTAAAATAAGTAAGTAATTCATAAGATATAAAATTAAAATGGACAATCGTTTTTCGGTGTAAATTCATTCGCTGGTGATCCTTCGGTCAAGATAAAATAACGACCTGAATGATTGTGTCCTTCGGTGTATTTGTAACCTTTGTGATTCGCGTATTCCTTCACCCATTTTTTGAACTTTTGTGTTGACAAGTCCCTGAATGAATTCGTTTCATTTTGGAATTCCTGAAGCTTCGCTTGATTGTAATGGTAAATATCAAGTTCAAGATTCCCTTCACGCACGAATTCATAAAAATCCTTGCAAGTCGCTTGAATGAATCTCTTCGTGTCGGCGTTGATTGATGTCGTCGCGGTCAATCCTTCATTCAGGTATTTTTGAACGTTCGAAATCATGTAGTTGTCAAATTTTGACCAGTCATCTTGTGACCACGAATCAAATAACAAACGACCGTATTCCTTCAATGGCGAATGTTGCGCGTTGAAATACTGATAAAATTCAAGTTCATGTCGTCTTCGGTCGTGACTTGATCCAGCGCCAGCAATTACATAGTTCGTTGTGATAACAATTTTCGGTGAACGCTCGAATGGAATATAAATTTCGTCCTTGTTTTTTCGGTTGACCGTGATTCCTTGTGAAACCACGCTGAAAAGTTGCTCAAAGTCGAAGTTCTTTTTCACGTCGTCGAACGCCAGAATTTGAGTGTCAAGATTCACACGTTGATAAACGAAGTCATTCTTCATTGAATTGAATTGCTTGCCGTCCACAGTCACAAGATTCCTGAAGTAATTAATTGCCGTCAACATCAATGACTTTCCTGAACCGCCATTCGCGTTGTCGTCGATTTCTTGGTCATTGAAAATGATTGCTTTTTGTTCGGTCTTGTCTTTGTAAGTGTGCATTAAATAACCAAGCGTCGTTTCAAGCGCTTCGCTTCGTGTCTGGTCTTGATTCGATACCTTAAAAATGAAATCTTGAAAGTCGTTCTTGTGGTCGTCCAGCTTCACGAAGTCACGGTTCAAAATTTGATTTTCCCAAATGTAGCCGTTCACATCAATGTAACTTTTCAACGTGACGTCCTTCTTCGTGATTGTGACCACGCCGTTCTTGAATGGAATGAACGATTCGGTCTTGGTGTCCTGAAGCATTTTTACGTCAATCGAATCAATCATGTTCAGGAAATTTTCACTGAATAAATACGTCGAACGTGAACAATAATTCCACACACTAATTTCACCACGCTTTTCAAGGTATTTCAAAACGAAATCTTTGATTTGTTCAACCGAAGATAAGCGAACCTTGTTTTCATTCACCACCACAAAGGTCGGTGACAAAGCGCGTTCTGGATAGTATTTCCCGAATCCGTGCTTTGATAAAAAGGCGCTGTATTCATTCGGTTCAATTGTAATCTTTTCGCCAGTTTTCAATTGTGTGATTGTCCAGAAAACGTCTTGATTGTTTTCAACGTCCGATTTGATTTCCTCGATTTGTTCTTCATCCAGTCCAAGCGCTTCGGTGATGTCCTTGGTTGAAATACCTTGACGAATTTTCATCTTCGCTTTCGTCAGCTTTTCGTTGTCTTCGAAATACTTCACTTTGAATTCAGCGGTTCGATACGCGCTTTTAATTGTGTTCGCCAGTTCAGCTTTTGTGAAATCACTTGACACGAATTGTTCAAGGTGATATTCAGCAACGTCGCGCGTGATTCCGTATTCACACAAACAAGCGGAAAGCTTGAAAATGTAATTGTTCCGATTCCCTGAATTGAATTCACCACCGAAATCAAACTTCATGATTCGTTCAATTATTTTTGATTCGTCCACTAATCGACACACTGGTGGACGTTCAAGAAAAACATGTCCACGTTCTTCGTCAATGGTTGTGAATTCATCACAAAATTCGTTCATGTAGGCGTCTGGATCGTAAGATTCAAAACAAACCCGTGAAACGTTTTGACTTGACGTGTCGAAGTATTCCGAATTGAATTCCATTTCAAGCGCTTTGAATCGTCGCTTGTGTTCTTCTTTGGTTGATTTCGGAATCTTGACAACAACCTTCAGTCCTTTATTCGAAGGTGAAGTAAAGACCATGAATACAAATGGCAATGATTTGAACCGTTGCTTGTCTTCGTTCATTGTTGCTTCGTCAGGATAGTCGTCGAAATCAAGAATACAAAGACCAGAATGTTCAATCAAGCCGTTGTCGGTTCGCTGGTTGAATGTTCCATTGAACATGATTGCAAGCAATGAATTCTTCAATGAACGATAAGATTCGGTTGATTCGTCCATTTCACGAAGTCGGTTAATTTTCGAAACCAGTTCAGGATAGCCGTTCTTGATTCGATTGTAAACTTCGACCACGTTCATCGTGAACGGTGTTTCTTTTGCATTAAATAACGACCTGAAGACCGAAATGTTTGGAATCATATTAATATCAATAAAAAAAGGAACTGACCTTTCAACAATGGCGCGTGTTTACTCGGTCAATTCCCTTAATAAGTTCTTTGTTAATTGCGCCATGTCGACAAAAGTAAAAATAAATTTCATTCATAAACACACCGCGACAAAAATAATTTTTTGTAACGCATTTTGTAACGCCTATAAATCAATACCACACTACGTTTGACACAAAGCGCGACAAAATTACAAAAGTTTTTACCCCCCCCCTTAAAAATACCGCTTTTTTTTTCACGGCGGTATATAAAAGGAATTGTAACTTTGTCGCGTTGTAACGCAAAAAAGCGCCAGTTTCCCAGCGCTTTCAACCAATTAAACAAAATGTTATGAATGAGCAAATATAAGTGAAATATCTTTCTTTGTCAATGGTTTTTCAAATTCTTTTAAAACTTCTTTCGTAAACTTTCCGTGAATTGTGACGCTGTTTTCAGTCGTTTCACATTCGAAATACTGATTCTTCGGAATCCGACCTTCGTCCGTCACCAGTTCAGGCAATGGATGAATGGCGCGAAGGTATTCTTCGTCCAATTGCGACCACCACCGTTCGTGTTCTTTCAACGCATGAATCACACTTGAATGATCACGGTTAAACATTTCACCGATTTCACGCAAGCAAAGCCGTGAACGGCAATGAAGGATGTGCATTAAGTAATAACGCTTGTAAACGATATCACGTTTTCGATTCGGTTTGTCCAGTTTAAATTCAGCAATGAGTTCTTTGATGTCTTCGTTCATTGTAAGTAGTTTTTTAAGCGTTCAAAGAAGTCAATCTTTTCAAGTAACTGAATTCCTTCACCGCTTGCTTTGTATTCGTCCATGTCCATGTTCCATTTCAACCAATAAATGTCTTTTTCAATTTGACTTTTACAATAATTAGCGTCCATTTTTTCGTTGATTTTTGCTTGAAGGTCTTTCGTTTTGTGCGGTTGCATATCGTTCAGGATGTCAACGATTAAATAACATCGTTTCAATTGTGGTATTTTCATATTTTTTGAATTACAAAGTGACCATAAATGTGCGTTCCAAGCTTCGTGAATTGATTCACTTGCCATTGACAAAGCGCTTTCGTTGGGAATTCATAAGATTCGGACAAGCGCCCGTCGTAAAAATAGAGTAGTTTATACATTTTTCAAAAGTTTAATTTCACAAATTTTCAAATACAGCTGGACGTTGAACGATCCACCTTTGTCATGCGTAAAGCTTTGACGTGACCACCACCGAACCATTGTCGGTAATGTCATTTTTTCCTTTGGTTTAGAATTTATCTTCATTTGCTTGTTGAATTTGTTGTTGTTCGTATTCGTGCCATTTCCAGCGTTCTTCGTCGGACATGAATTCATGTGCGTCGAATCCGAAGGTGTCTTCAAAAATTTGTCGCTTGACTTCGTTTTCAAGTTGTTGCCATTCATCTTCGTTCAGGATGTAATCGATTTCGATTTCACCGATGTGTTGTGTCGTCCAAACGTCTTCGAATTCAATGGTCACGTCAACGATATCATGGTCAAGACATTTCACGTCCACGAAGTTGAATGAACCTTCACCGAATTTGTCGAAGTCGAATTCAAAGGTAAAGTTTTTCTTGTTTTTGTCGAATGTTACTTTCATAGGATATAAATTAAATAAAGTGATAAAATAGTGAATGCGGTTGCCATTGCGACGAATTTAACGAATTCGGCGAATTGTTTTAAAGCGAATTTTACTTCAGGATCAAGATTTTTCATTGTTGTTCAATTTTAAGTTTATCAATTAAGTCACTAATCACACACCATTGTGTTATTGCTCGTTTTGTTCCTTGGTCGGAACGACCGAAGCTTTCAATCATTTCTTTCATTAATTCAAACGCTTCACGTTCTTCTTGAAGAATGATTTCAATCATTTGTTCTTTGTTCATAATTCAGTTATTTTATAGGTTGATAAATCGTTGATATTGCTGGTTGCAATAAATAATTGCGCGTAAATTTCAGCACTTTCAATGTTGACGAATTCATCCACTTTTGTGAACAATTCGTTCTGGTCATTGTCTTGAAATTCAATTTTAAAAGTTTTCATAGCGTTTAAATTAATTGTGCGTTACGGATGCGCACCCCCCGTTTTATTAAATTAAATTCCGTAATACATTGAATCAACACAACAAGAACAAATGCCTCTTTTGCAGTCAAGTTTTGCTTCTTGTCTTTGTTCCCATTCAAAAACAGCCCATTCTTGTGCTTGTCCTTTGCGTGAGTAACCATCCCACGACTTTGATATACGTGGCATTTTTTCTTCATTAGAAGGAATCTTAAACCAATCTTGATTCAATAACCAATCTTGGTAAGATTTAGGAGTGTTAAGGAAGTTTTGTCCTTTGTACTTACCGAATTTTAAGGTGAAATCTGTTGTTTTCATAGCGTTTTTTTAAGTGTTTAACGTGGTGAAATTACAAAATGTTTCATAACTGAAAAACTTTTTACACAAAAATTTTAATTTTTACACAAATTTAGAATGATTCTAAATAAGGAATTCAGGGAATAACCTTAATAAAGTCAGTAAATTTCAGGGAATAACCTTAAAAAAGGTGTGTCAATCGTGCGATTTGACCGTGTTGTTTGTGGTGAATGAATCCTTCAATCGCCTTCGGTGCGTGTTGGTAGCCGTTGCGGTGATGCCATGAATCCGTTCCAGACGGTGAACGTAAAGATTCAACCGTGACACCGATGAAATCCTTTGACATTTTGTGGTGAACGTGGTGTGTGTACACATAACGGTGTTTCGTTTGCGACCATTCAAGCGGAAATTCTTGAGCCATTAACAATGGTAAGTCCTGAAGCTTCGCGCCGTCTCCGTGTGTCGTTCCGATTAAACTTGTCCCGTATTGAAACGCCTTTCGATGTGCGATTGAACAATCGAATGTGATGTTCGGACAATTACGAAACCATGATTGAATCACGTCCGCAAGGAAAAAGCCGTTCGTGTAGTCGTGATTTGACGGATTGAATGTGAAATGGACGTCCGCGATTGTGACAAGCTTTTCAAGAATGTCAACGTAAAGCCGTTTTGCGTTTAGAAAATTTTCATACCACATTCCGTCGGTGTCTTGTGGTGTTCCTGAAGTCGTTTGTCGCTTCGGTGTGTCAATGTGAAGGATGTCATTCCCACCGATGAAAAGAATCTTGTCAATCTGGAATCCGCTTGACTTGTCAAGAATTCCTTGAACACCTTCATGAACGCGTTTAACGGCGATTTGTTGGTTGTAATCTTCACCGCTTTCGAACGAAGTAGCCAGTTTTCCGATGTGAACGTCAGCTGGATCAATGACAAGTAAATGTCCTTCGCTTGATTGCGTTCGTTTGATTGCTGGATAAACTGGTGAATGTTCTTCGATTGCTTTGAGAATATCAACCTTCAGGTTTTCAAGTTTCTTCGATTCATTATCTTCGAAGTTAGGATTCTTAAAAAACAAGCTGGTGTTCTTCGATTTCAACCAACCATGTTTGACGGTCTTCAGGTCAATATCTTGGTCGTCACATTCACGCTTGATTGCGCGATATTGTTGCACCACTTCGAATTCGTCTGGTGTCAACCTTGGTCGGTATTTCATAAATATCTAAAGAATAGCTTGACGCGTGTCAAGAATGTTGAATTCAAAACGAACCGAAGAATGAAACCAACCACGAACGCGATGAATACGATCCACCAGTTCGTTCGATATTTCACAACCTGAACCGCCTTCGCTGTTTTCCATTTTGTTTTTCCTTCAATTCGAAGTGTCTTCACGCGTTCTTTGTATCGTATTCTTTCCTGAAAACGTGTCGTCGGCACAAACACGTTCTTGAAATTTACGATTGTGTCTTTAGTTGTTATGAATTTTTCCCAAACGATTGAATCGTGTTTGATGACTGGAAAAGAATCGACGGTTGCGATTCGAATTGTGTCGCTGTCTTGTGTTAATTTTGCGCCGTGTTTCAGCGCTTTTCGGACGTGATATTGTGCTTTCCTTTCGGATGAACACGAAACGACGGCAAATGTGATTAAAATGGCGTAAATTATTTTCATAAGTTCTTCAGCATTTCGATTAAACGTGGACATGGATATACGTCCGACTTGTCACGACGAACGGAATTGTGTGTGAAAATTCCTTTTTCATTTTTAAGCGCGTTCAAATCAATGTCCCAAATTTCCGAACGGTATTCAAGCGGAATGTCGTATGTTTCGCAAAGGTACGTCACAAGCTTTCGTGTCGATTCGATTTGTTCGTCGGTATATTTCAACCAAAACTTGTGACCTTTGAACGGTTCTTCAAGTTCAGTGACCATTGACGAAGGAACAACACGGTTGACGTAGTTGTAAAATTTCCCGTTCACTTGTTTCAACATTCCCCAGTTCGTCAATTCGATTCCGATTGACGTCTTGTTCAGGTCACGAAATGGAATCTTATTCGCTTTGAAGATTTCCGAACCGACGCCCAAGTGCCACGCCCAGTGTTTCGAACTGAAGCATTGAACGATTTCGCCACGTTCACCAACCACGAACGCGGTCGCAATCTTGGATGAATTCGAATTCCAAAACTTTGACACGCTTCGAGCGTCACCACCGCCAGCGGTGTGGTGAAGATACACTTGTGTTTTTGGATGTTCTTCAGGAATGAATTGACCAGGTGACAATCGTTCCTGAATCAAGTTCAAATCGTTTACTTGAATTCGTCCCATTCTTTGTGTTTTGCTGTTATAAATTCTTTGAATGATTTCAAGACGTCCTTCTTTGTCACGTCGAAATAAGATTCATTGATTGATTTTAGTTCAACGAAAACACAAAAGAATGTGAACGCCTTGGTCAAGACAAGGTCAACCGATACGAATAAGCCAATCAAGTCGGCAAGCACATACATTTCAAGGAAAAAAACGGACACAATCGCACCAGCGTAAAGCAATGTCTTTGACACGGTTCGTTTGAATCCAGTTGACCGCAATGGATATTTCAATTTTTTACTTCGCCAAATTCCGACACAAAGGTCAAGCCATATAAAAAAGATAGTTATTGCAACCATTCCTTTCACTGGTGCGAGAATTGATAAAAAAGAAACGCCAAGTAAGGTCAAGTTAGTTTTCATTGTTTATTTGATTGTCATGTAATTCAGTAAAAATTTGATATAAATTGAAAAGAAAAATTGACCAACCGAACATGATCATGTGAAATGAATTATTGAACCACAACGCCACCGCCGTTGTGAAGCTTGCAATATAGTAAGCAACCGCAAGGAATCGAAGGTGGTCTTGATTAATCATTTCCGAAGCTGTATTGATCCATAGGAATTTGACACCAATCTTCAGCGTCGAAGACATTCATCGCGATGTTCATTGTCCAGCCAGCCGTCACGTCGTGTGAACGGTTGATGAATGGCGTTGTTGCCATTGTTCCTTCGACATCAAGGAAATCTTCGAATCGCCATTGCTTCAATATCACATGAATATCTTTGCAAATGGACAAACAATCGGAATGAATTTCATTGATTTGTCTATATTCCTGAATGTTGTATTTGTCCGCGATTGAAATGATTGCGTTCACCTGAACACCGAAGTCACTTATTTGTCCAGGTTGCAACGTGACAACCATTAAAGGATAATCAACCGCGTCGCGTGACACCGCGTCAAGATAGTCACCTTGAAAGAAGCTGTTTATTTGTCGGTGTTCCGTTGCAATTATTTCGAATTCCTTCATTAACTGGTTTAACGTCTTTTCCATTCTTCAGGTATTTGTTCAGTTTTTCAATGTCTTTTTTGCTTGGTGTGAACCTTTTACTCATATAATCCAATTTAAAGGCGAATAACCAGTTTTATCTTTGTCAACCTTTTCGTGACACATGGACGGCGAACCACAACAATCAATGTATTCAGGATAGTTGTCGCCGTTGTCGTCCATTAGGAAACCGATTAAACGTTCTTTGTAAAATTGTGCGTCTTTCAATAATTGGTCACGAAGAACAAAGGTCATCTTGTCGTCGTTTGCTTGAATGTGTTCGTCGTTCACACGTCCGACCGATTTGTTTGTCAGCTTTTCATTCAATAGTAACGCACAACGGTAGTCAACATAGGCAACCAAACACGGCACAACGTAATCATTCATTAACGTCAAATAAGTCGGTGTCCATGTATTCGTTTGAACGCGTTGCAACAACGCCTTGTAAAGCGGTGTTCCGAGCGCTGGTTGAATGTTAATGTCTTGACTTCGACGAATTGAAACGGCGAGAATCTTCGTGTCGGTGTTTTGGTGAATAAGACCTAATTTTTTTAGGTTTTCAACGCTCAATAGGTAGTTCATTTGTTTGTTCTTTTATAGGTTCAAAAATAAATTTTCCGACTTGACCTTTTATTATTTGTGAATGGTCATTTTCACCAAGCAAAATCTCTTCAGGAATATCGTCTGGAAAAGCTGGACATCCAAGAATTGCGTCAAAGTGTACGCATGAAAAACAAATCGCGTCTAAATTTTTACTCATATTATTTTTTCTTAAAATGTGTGTCTACTAATTCACCAATTTTCTTCGCGTATTTCGAAGGATTTGAATTCAATTTATATTCCGTAAATCCTTCGGCAAGGAATTCATCAATGTTTGTCGCTGAATACTGTCCTAAAAAAACTTTGTTTAGTTCTTCAATGTCATTCTTTTGACGTAGTGTTGTCAAATCCTTATTGTATTCCGCGCGAACTTGTTTCAAATTATTCCAAAACGCTTTTTGATTTGCGTCGTTGCTATATAAACGAGACACTTTGCTATTCGTAATTACATGCGCAAATTCGTGTGTCAATGTTCCAAGTTCATAATTTTCAGCGTCAATCTTCGGTGACCATGATTCACGAACACGACCAAATTCATCAATGGAATATCGATCACCTTTTATTGTATCTGGTGAATTCTCATGTCCAAGATTGATTTCTCTTATTTTGAATTTTGTTCCTTGAATTGTTTGTTTACCGTATTGAACAACGCGACCATATGTGTTTCCTTTTGATTCGAACATGAATTTAATTTCACCTTCAAATTCATTTCCGACTTGATATTCTTCAGTTAAGTTCTTGAATTGATTCAATCGTTTTTCAAAACTTTCCTTTGATATTTTTGAACTCACTTCAATCTTCGCTTTCGTTCCGAATGTTTCTTCAATGATTTGTTTCGCAAGTTCTTTTCCTTCGGCGATTGTCTTAATTGTAACCGTTCCGACTTGAATCAATGGTTCTTCAGGTTGTGTTGTGTCAACAGCTGGTCGTTTGATTGCGATTTGTTGCACCCATTCGTGACGACAATAAGGTGTTGTCACATGTGTTTCAGGATTCGTATACCAACCACCTCGATATTTCCACACGTCACGATCCACACGTTCGGAAATGTTGTCAATATCTTGACGCGTATACGTCCGATTCAATTCAAGCAATTTTTCACAAAACGCGCGTGATTGCGTAATCGGTTCGGGAACGTTTGGTCGCGTCCGATAAGAATAGCGAATTTCAAAAGCTGGGGGTTCGCCACCCCCGTCTACTTTCCCCCCGTCGTCGTTCCAGTTATTGTGCCAATCGTTTCGAAAAGTTGTTGATGTCGTTTCTTGACTTCTTCGTCTGGTGTATTCCATTCAATCGGAACGTTTCCTAGAACAATGTAATCTTCATTTGATTCACCGAATTCGCTGAACACTTTTATTTCATCGTCGCTGAACGTGTGCTTGTCACATGATTGAACCACGGGAATCGTGTTCGCTGGCAATCCGACAATTCGTTTCGCTGTTGCTTCGTCAATGGTAGGGAATGAAGCTAACAAGATTGAAAGCGCTGAATTCGGCGTCAAGATTCCTTCTTTTATCTTTGCAACCACGTCAATCAACGACGCGATTTGTGCGCCATTCAACGCGCTTTTCGCAACGTCAACCGTTTCGGTTGTTGGTTGTCCTTCGGTTGTTGGTGCTTGTGTAGCTGGTGCGTCCTTCGGTAATGGATCAACGTCACGAAGCTTCACTTCGCCAACGTACCCACCAAGTTCAAGCATTAAATTCAACATCCATTCGATTCGTCTTTGCTTCGTGTTCACATAAGTCGCTTTGAAAATGTTGAACAAGTCGTCCGATTCCGCTGAATTGAACGAACCGTCAACCTTCACACCGAACAATTGTGGTGAAGTGATTGCATGCGCCACAAGAATGTTTTGTTGAACGCTTTTTTCAGTCGCCAAATATCGCTGGTCAAGGTTGTTGCCGTTCAATGACAACACTTCAGGCGCTTCGTCCTTGCCGTTGCTGAATGTCAAAATGATTTCGCCAGCGTCTTCAACCGATTGTGAACGTCCTTTGACATTGTCCTTCAATCGATTCAATTCTTCGGTTGTTTCTGGATAACCTGAAGGAAAGTTTATCAATGTACCCGACTTGAATCCGTTTTGCAATTCATACATGTGGAATTTCGAAATGTCAACGTCCGTTTGAATAGCCGTGATTCCACCGTAATAAGACGGCTTCGGATAAACGCCAAGTTCTTTTTTACCTTTCAGGTGTGGTTCTTTGTAATATAAAATGAACGAACCAGTTCGATTGTCCTTGTCGTAAGCTGGTAAGATTCGAAGATTCGTTTTTTCAGGCGATTGATTCAACGCTGTCCAGTCGTCCGAAATATAGTAAGTTCTTTCATCAACCGACGCGCGAATCATGTCAAGCGGAATGTGTTCCCACATGACAACCTTCGTTTGTTCCTTATTCCACGTTCCTTTGACCGCGAAGCCACCGAACAATTCTTGATCGAACGCCATTCGTTCAGCGATTTCGTTCATGTCGAAGTCCGACCATTTGTTGTCGATGAATGGTTGAACCATTCCAGAAACGATTTGAAGACCACCACCAGCAATGTAGAATGTTTTGTTCTTTATTATTCCTTGGTGATAAGCTGAACCATTGTAAAGATCAACCAAGAAAAAAGGATAATCGTTCTTTTTTCCCCACTTCGTGAAGCCAAGTGAACGGTCTTTTTCTTCTTCAGGTTTTTGAAAGTCCTTGCGAAATGATAAGGACGTAAGCTTGTTATTCATATATATTGAAATAAATCGGTGAATCGTATTCGTAAGACGGTGAATCCGCTTCAATCACATGCGCGCGTCCCGTTTCGACAAGTCCTTGTGATTGCGCTGGATCAAGATTCGCTGGTGAAGATTGTTGGTAAATGTTGTAAATATAAAAGCCGTCGTAAATGAAGGTCACGTCAACGCCGTCGACCAAGACAAATTCATCGTAACGCGGAACGCCTTGTGAAATGTTCGTCAAGACACACGTTTGTGTGTTAAACGATTGTTCATGAATGAACTCAAACAAGTAATTCGGATTCGGAATTGTTGTCATTTCCGTCACCGTTACCACCAGCGGTGTTGTTCCGTTTTTTTGTATTTTTAACATTGTCTTTTTTTACAAGGTTCGGTTTCTCAAATTCGTAAATGTCAAGGATTCCAAGTGACAAATATAAATCACCTTTGTCCGCTTCAATTTTGACGTATCGTTCCATAGTTGGCGACCAACATTTGCAACCGATAAATTCTTTTTTAATTTCCATACGACTAAATTAAACAAAAAAAAGGGACGGGACAACGCCCATCCCCTTAAAATTGTGTATGTTATAATTAAATAACTGGTGATTGTTGTAATAACAAGTTGTTGTAAAGCGTTGCGTTAACGTCAGGAACTTCGTCGTTTTCCATTCCACGAAGAACAATAACGTGTCCTTTTCGGTCGCTTTTTAAAACGCCTGAAGTGTATTCGTTAGCGTCCGCAACCTGAAGACCTTCGCCAAGACCAAGCGCAACGATTGAACCGTCAGCGTTTTCAACCAAACAAACACATTCGTTTTGTGCAAGTAAGTGAATTTCAGCGCGCAATTCTTTTGAATCACTTGCCAAGATCATTGACAATTCGTGTTCATACCACAAAGTACCGTTGTTTTTGTCAACGCGAATCGGTGCGGTGTAGCTTGATAAATTTGACTTTAATTTGTAAAGGAATGTTTCACCAGTTACGGTCAAAGAAGTCAATTCGTTTGAAGCGGAAACAACCGCGCCTGAAGTCGCACCCAAAGGAAACAACAACACGCTTTTGATTCCACCTTTTCCGTTGGTACATGTTCTGTCGTTGTACCCCGTTGTCATTAAACAAGACATGGTTTTTTTATTTTTTTAAGTTTAACAAATGGCGCGCCGAAACGCGCCGTTAATTTTGTTTATTAGATTCCTTCGAATGTTCCCACTTGGTTCAAGAATGGTACTTGAACACCAGCGCGGAATTTAGAACGTAAATAAATCACATCGTCGTCGAAGCTATACCATAAATCGTAAGATTCGAAGTCGCTTGATAAGTCAGTTCCGAAGTAGAAATGTGAAGCGCGACCAGTGTAGATTTTAGAAGTTCCGTTCAATCCGTTTACTTTCACGATTCTCATGTTTGTTCCTGGTAAAAGGATTTCATTCATGGTTGCGATTTGCGCTGGATTGTAGTTGAACATGTTCAAGTCAACCAAGTTCTTCAATAAGTAGTTGAAGTTTTCACGACCAGTGAAGCAAATGAAATCTTGACCTTCAGCAACGTTTGCTGGTGTGTTAACAAACGCTTCGTAGAAAATGTCAAACGCGTTGGTTGCGTCGATCGATGTCGCACCTGAAGTGTTCAAGTCAACACATCCGTTCGCTACCGTTAAGAAGCTGTTGAATCCATTCATGAACGCCAAGTTTCCTGAACCTGAAACTTTGTTACCTTGCCAGATTAATTTTTCTAATTCGAACGCGTGTAACTCTAATAAGTAGTTGATTAATACTTGCTCGAATGGTAACGTCTTGTCTTCAGCCATTGCACCTGGACGAAGTGCTAATTGTGTCCAGAATCCAGCTAAATCTTTTTGACAAAACTTCTTCAAGTAACCGATTGTTTCAACGGAAATTTGTCGGTCAGTAAAGATTGTGTCGCCTGAAGGTGACATGGAACAATCACCAGCTTGATAAACGATTGAATCGTTTAACAATTTAAGGTCTTCAGTTCCTTTGATTCCTTGTTGTACAGCAATATAAGAAAGCGTTTGTGCTTCAGTTACTGAACGGTGAATAAGGTCTTCACGTTGGTCATCAACGTAAGGCGCTAATCCAGATACATCGTAGTCGAAATTCGACTTTACATACTTTTTAATAGACATGATTTTATAGGTTTTTGTATTGTTTTAAAAATTGTTGTTTAGCTGTAAGGTTGCCAACCCGTGAGAATTTCTCACCTTCTTTTGTTTCATTCGAAGGCATTGCTTTGAAGCTTTCGAAGTCAGCTTTCAAAGAAGCAATTTCATTTCGAAGTGACGCGTTGTCTTCGGAAATACTTTTCAATGTTTCAACAACCGCTTCGAAAGTAGTTGTCAACGTTTCAAGTTTTCCATTTACGATTGCTTCAACATCGTCAGCGGACATTGATTGTTCAACGGGTGCTTGTTCCGCTTGTGCTTGTTCCGCTGGTGCTTCTTCAGTTCCTCTTTCGTCCATAACTTCAACGATGAATCCGTCAGCGTCAACAACGATTGTCACACCAGTGTAATCGCCACCAAGCGCGTGCGTTCCTTCAGGTGCTGGAATACGACCTTCAGGTGTCACGATGAAAACTTGTTGACCAGCTTCAAGTGTTTCGAATTCAATGGTCGTTTCACCGTCTAATAAAGTCGCCGTTTCAAATGTAGTTTGAACCGTTTCTTCGGTTGCTGTTTCAAACATGGATTTGATTTTTCCAAGTTCGTTCATTACTTTTTCGTATGCGTTCATTTTGTGTTTTTTATAATATGTAATCTTGTTCGAAAATTAAAGTTCACCAAGTTCCTTCAGCTTGGATTCCGACCAACGAAGTCCAGCTTTACCACCCCACAATAAGAATGAAATCGTTCCACAAGCGGACGTGTCGCTTTCGTTGTAATAAGCTTCAGCGCGTGACAAATACGAATACATTCTTTTTATCACTTGCAACGAAACGGTGTCGCGGTTCGACAAGGTGGTCGCGCGTAAACGACCGACACGCGTGGCGCATTTGTTGCCGTTCTTTTCATTCAATTCGATTCCACGTTTTGCGTTGTTCGATACCGCTTCAGGATAGTCATTGAACATTCGGATTCGTTCGATGTTGCGTCGCCACAATTCCACTTCTTTCAAGATTGATTCGAATTCGCTTTCCTTGGTCTTGTCAGTTTCAAGCAAAGTGAAAACACCTTCAATACTGAAGCCGTTGAATTCACCGTTCTTTGCTTTTTCAAACAACGCCTTGTCAGTAACTTTGTAACTAACCAACCATGAACCGTCGTTCGCGTCCTTGAATCGTTCAGGTGCGGTGAAGCCACGTTCATTGTCGATTTGATAAGACATTGTCATGAACACGCCGTCAACAACACGGTGCGGATTGTGGTCAAGGTTGACGTTGTTGAAATTATTCCGACGTGCGTAATCAAGCACGATGTCGCGAATGGCGTCCTTCGTGAATACAACATAGTATTCTTCTTTTGATTCGTCGTCGTATCGATATATCGGTGTGTCCGCTGAAATCGCGATTCCCGTGATGACTTGTTGTTCTTCGTTGAATTCGTACTTGACACGCTTGTTGAATGTTTCGAAGTTCTTTTCGTGCGCTGGAAATTCAACCAATGAATTGAACGAAACGGTCGTTTCTGGATCGTTAAGGTCAATCATGATTTCGTAAACTGGTAGTTCTTTTCTCATGTTATTATAATATGTAAATTTGTTCGATGACATTTGTATTCCCTTATCGAAGAAGTCGCGATGACTTCGACATTCAACAATCAATCCGATTCATTCGGATGTCGTTCCCTGAAGCGCACATCGTAACCGTTGGCGATAAGGTCGCGACCATTGACAACATTCCTTGTCCGCAATTAAACAACATTCGTGGCGCGGACGTGACAAATAAAATGTTGACCTTTGCCCGTGAACGTGGTGGTGATTTCATATACATGAACGACGACTTTTATATCACGCCAAAACTTCGCGCCGACATTCCGATTCATTCAGGTGAATTTGAATTGAATCCACGACACCCGTCACACTACCGTGAAGCGATGTTCAACACAATGGAATTCTTGAAATACTATGAACGTCCGTTGTGGAATTTCGAAACACATTCACCAGTGTTGATGAATTCCGACAAGTTGCTTGAAATCTTTGAACTGATTGAATGGAAAAGATACAACCATTTTATCAAGTCAATTTACCTGAACATGAATTCACCTGAATTCATTCGCAAAGGTGTGAACGTCAAGCTTGCAAAAGACAACATTCCCAAAGCCGAAGAACTACTTCGGACGTATGGTTGTTTCTCAACGTCCGATTCATTCCTGACAACGCGCGGTCGTTCGTGGCTTAAAAACTTGTTTTGGATTCTTGAAGCTTAACTTTGTTTTGCGTCGCTGAAATGTCGCTTTCAAGAACATAAACTTGTGTCGCTGGTGTTGTTGTTGTTGGCGTGCCTTGTTGAACACCAGTCAATCCAGCGGTCAAAGTTCCTTGATTCGACGACGTGAATGAAGACGCGCTTGCACCAGTTGCTGAACCACCACCACCACCAGACAACGACGGCATTGTCGGCGCTTTCCCTGACTTGTATTGCTGACTTGCAACGATTCCAGCTTGCGCGATTCCAAGCGCACCAGCGAACGCCGACCAAGGTAAACCGAATGTTAATGGTGAAGCGCTAACCGCTTTAACAATTGCGCCAGCGGTATCCATTGCGATTTGACCAATACGAATCGCTTTGTCACGATTGAATTGCGCCTTCTTTATTTTTTCTTCTTCGTTGTACGCCTGAAGCTGAACTTGATATTTTTGTTTCGCGAAATTTTCTTCAATGGCTTTCTTTTGTTCCGCGGTCAATCCTTCAGCGCTTAATTCAGCTTGCATTTTCGCGTCCAGATTTGTTAAGTCGTCTTCACGATTCTTTGCGATTTTATCAAGACGAACTTGGTCAAGTTGGTTCAATAATTCATTGACCTTTTTAATTTCATCGAAATACTTTCCAGCCGTGTCAAGTACAGCTTGAATGTCTTTCATCGCTTCTTCATTTTTCTTTTTATTCGCTTGCTCAATCGCTTCGTTTTTCTTTTTATTCAATTCGACAATCTTGTCATCGTATTGTTTCTCAAGCGCTTCTTGCGCTTTCATATATTCTTCGTCCGTGATAAGCTGTTGTTGATGTGCTTCATTCAACGCTTTGATTTGTTCCTTTTGCGCGTTCTCAAAGTCAAGCAATTCGTTTTGATAAACGTCGTTCACGGATCGTTTGTAAGCGTCAATCAATTCAAGTTTTTTCTTTTCTTTTTCCGCTTGTTTTTCAAGTTCCCTTGTTGTCGCTTCGTCCGTAATCTTTTGGATGTCGTTTTGCATTTCAAGATTCTTCGCGGTCATCAATTCTTTTTCGGACGTGGTCATCTTATCAACCGCGCCAGTCATGATTGCTTGAAGTTCGTTTCGATAATCTTGTTCGGACATTTTTCCCTTCTTGAACTTTTCGTCAAGCGCTTCGATTTCTTTCTTCGCGGATTGCTTGATGAACTGGTCGCGCCAGTCACCGTATTGTTCCTTGACCGATTCGATTGCTTGTTGTGTTTCGTCCTTGATGAATTTTATTTTCACGTCTTCAAGCGCTTCGCGAATTTCCATTTCACGATTGATTGATTCCTGAAGTCCACGAAGTAATTCTTCACGAATTTTAAGTTGTTCTTGTTTTCTTTTTTCAGCGTTTTGTTTTGCTTTTTCACGATTCTTTTCCGCTTCTTCATTTTGCTTCTTCGCGATTTCTTGGTCTTGAAGCTGGAATTTTAATTTTTCGTTTTGTATTGAATAGGTTAAATTCTTTTGTTCCGTTTGAGCCGACGCAATTTTGTCTTGTGCCTTCTTTAATTGTTCGGATGTTGAATTCTCATTGTTGACAATTTTGCTGTTCGTCTTGATGACTTCGTCCAAGTGTTTCCAGCGTTGTTCGATTCGTGCTTTCGTGTTTTGTTTTTCAAGTTTCAACAATTCATTGTCCGAAGCACCACGAAGTTTTGCTTCAAGAATGGCGCGTTCGTTTAATGTTGTCAACAAGTCCGCTTCGAATTGTTGAACGTTTCCAAGATTTTCAATACTATCTTCAAGCGCTTTCAATTTAGCTGATTGCTTTTCAGCTTCGTCACCCATTTGTTCGAACGCAACAACCAAAGCACCAACCAACACAACAACCGCACCGATACCCGTCGCAAGCAAAGCACCACGAAAAGCTTTCATCGCGCCTGAAGCCACATTCGTTGAAACCGCAACCGCGCCTTGTGCCGTTGCAAGTCCACCTGAAGCCGTTGCCGTCAATGTAGTTGCACCAGCCGTTCCAGTCATCAACCAGTTTTGAATCTTGGTCAATCCGTTTCGGATTTGAATTCCAAGAATCGCTTCTTTATTTAGGTTATTCGCAACGGTTGAAACCGCATTGACCACACCTTGAACCGCTTGAAGCTTGACCATTGTTTGAACAAGTTCTTCGTTTTCACCACCAGTTAACGCCATTGCGGATTGCATACCTTGGAACACAGCCGTCCCCGTTGATATTCCAGCCATTGCCGTGTCAAGACCAACGAAGTCGGATGACAACGCGGTTGTTTGCGCTTTGATGTCACCGATTTCATCCTTCAATTGTCCAGCGCTTTGAATAGCTTGCGCACCGATTGGTGATTCCGTTCCAGCTTGAACCGCTACCGTCTGGTATTCTTTCATCAATTGCGTCATTTCACGCATTGACAAACCACCAGCGTCAAGACGTGCGTCAAGTTCCGCAAGCTTTTGCGCGTAGGCGTCCATTCCAGTTGTATCCTTCGCTGTCGTTTGCGTTTTTTGCAAATCCTGACCAAGTTGATTGACAGCTTTGTCCGTTTCTTGAAGGTCTTGAACTGAATTTCCAGTGTTTACCTTTACATTAAAAACCGCTTCTTTAGTTGCCATAAAGCTTTGTTAAAAAGTCGTTGATGTTTGTGAATGATTCGTTGTAAATGGTCATGGTCGTGTCCATGAATATCATACCGCGATCCGTTGGAACGTGCGCTTGTGTTTCGTTGAGAATTTCAGCGTCGCCGTCGAAGTGATATTCAAGTTCGTTCATTGTGAACCCGTTCGGATTTGTGGTTAAATTAAACATAAGCTAAAATTTTAAAAAGGTCGATATTCGCGATGTCGTTCACATTTTGACATTGCATTGTTAATAACAAATAATTGTCAACCGTTGCATTGAATGGAACATTAATAACCGTTCCCGTTGTAAAATCTGAATAAAAAGTATTTGTGAAATTAGTTAAGTTAGTTCCGTTATAATTAAAAGTTCTTTGACAATAACCAAGATATTGAGTCGAACCACCATTCATTGTGAATGTCGTGTTGAACAAGGTCGCACCCGTCAAAGTGTTTGCGGTGTTGAAATACATGCGTCCGTACATTTGACCAAGATTCCCAGATTGACGGAACATTCTGAACATAATTTCAAGAATGTTATTATTTGAAAATGTGTTCGCTGGAATCAAAACGGAATGACAAATTGTGATAACATTCGTCGTTGTTTGTGTTCCGATTTTTCCAGAAAAACCAAGCAATCGTGGATTGATTTCAGGAACTGGAATCGCGTCAATAATATCACGTCCAGTGATTGACCTTGATTCAAAGCCGTCTGGTGTTTCTTGTGCGATTAGAAGTAAATCGCTTGTTGACAACGGCGCGTCCTTCGGTATTAATTCGCTTATCTTAATTTGTGCCATGTTATTGTTCTCTTATTATTGTGTTATTGTTTACTTCAGTGATTATTGGTTGCGGTGTTGAACCTTCAGTTTCGAATTCGTCTTCAATCGGTGTCCCTTCGCCTTGGATCAATCGCAACAATTCGATTTGTGTTGTGCGGTCTTTTGTTGAATCGTAATCGCTTATCTTTTGCAAACGATACACAACGCCGTTGATGTTGATTAGATTGCGGAAATCAAGCGAATTGATTATTGACGTGTCAATCTTTGCGAAGCATGTCAACAGCTTTCCGTATCTTGACACAAGTTCTTGAATGAACGTGTTGTGATATTGCAACAAGTTGTTGTTCGTGTACACCGTAGCTGGATAGTAGACCTTTTGCGGAACACCGAAGTTCAAGTCCGATGTCGGCGTGTCGATGTCATCCAAATGTCCGACGTAAGGATATTCAGTCAAGTTGTGTTGGTTGTTGAATTCGTCGTGATATTTCCATGTAGCTGGACGCATGCGACCAACGTACACAATAAACGCGCTACCCTTCTTCGGCACGACTTGACCAGCGCCAGCCGAATCAAAGTTGACTTGATAAGACGCTGGAACAATCAACGACGGATGAATCTCAACCAACGGCTTTTGACTGAATGGCAACGCCATGTTCGTCACTTCGGTCGCATATTGCGACTGGCTTAATATGGCGAATTCGCCGTAATTGTCAAGGTATTCATTTTGATATTGTCCGTTCCAGTAATCACCGTCTTGTTTGAAGTTGAAATTGTATTCTTTTGACGCGTAGTTGATTGTCGGTTGAACATTCAGTTCTTTTGAGTAGTCAACAAGTTGCGTCCAGTCAAGCGCGTCTTGTGATGAATTGTAAAATTCGGACAATGGTTCGATTTCCAAAACGCTTGAATCTTGTGTTGACGGTTTGACCATTAAGTTGAACATCGTCACAAGACCTTTGAAGAATACGTCACCAGTCATGTCAGGCAAGAACGAACCAACGGCAACCGTGCCACCTGGAACAAGTTCTTGAACCGTCTTGACGAAGTTGACTTGTGCGCCCGTCGAAGTCAATTCAATCGTTCGTGTCAACGTGTCAACGCCAACGGAAAGACCAGCTTCGACAACCAACGTCACACCGAATTTAATCTGGTCGTTGATTGCACAATTTATTTGACGTGAATAATCAAACGTGAAGTTGTTCAGGTAATCGCCTGACAACGACACAACGCTATCTTGATAAATCACATCGCCAGCGATGACCGTTCCGTTCTTAATGATTAAAAAATTCAATCGAACGTTGAACCAGTTCAATGTCGTTTGGTCGAACTTTATTTCAAGCTGGTGATTTCCTTTGTATTCAACCGTGTACATTCCCGTCGTTCCCGCTGTTATGTTAAACGGCGTGCTTGACGTAGCTTGCGACAATGGATCACTTGTCACCGTTACATCAACCACGTCGGAAAGATTCGCGTCAGGAAAAGATACAGAACCGCCGAATCCAGTGTAATTCGTTGAACCGTTGACAATGAATCCACTTGCGTTGTTGTTTTCTTGTGAATAAACGGAATCATTCGTTTGTTGCGCTGGTGTTATTGTCGGAAAGTTCCCACCAAAATAAGCCATTAAAAGTTTCTTGAATCGTTGACTTTCAAGGAACGTTGAATTCCAAGTGATTCCAGCGTATTGAAATAACTTCTTCAGGATTCCGTACACAAACACTTGCGGTGGAATCTGGTCACAATCGAACTTGTCCGCGGTTGCCCTTGGATAACCGTAATCAATCAACCCGTAATAATAACCAACACCGTCCCAGTCAGTTCCCGTTTGAATCGGTGTTGACACCCCGTTCACTTGGTTTAATCCTGACCACGTTTCGAATTGATTCGCCTTCGTCAACGCGTGATTGTATTCAGTGAAATCAAGTTCGTTTATCTTGACCTTGTTCATTCTGGAAATGTAGTCAATCGTGTCGGACACAAGCGTCAAATCAAACGACCACGTTCCGTCAATCAATTTACATTCCTGAAGTTGTGCGATTCCATTGAATTCAAGAATTCCATTGTTGTAATATCGCGCCGTTGCTTTGATTGAAGGATCGAAGTCAAGGAACGCGGAATTCGTTTGTGTCGTTTCGTCGCTGTACGTCAACAAGAAAATTGAACGGAACAACGCGCTGTTCGAATTCGTTCCTGGTATTGTGATTGTCTTCGACTTGTTCCCTTTCCTTGCGGACACATCGCGAATGTCAGCAATGTTGAACGTCAACGGGAATGGCAACGTTTGGTCGATGTCAATTAATCGGTCGTTTATGTAAAGTTCGCCAGCCATTAAGTCAATTGTGAATTGTATGTGTATGTTCTTTCGAGCGTCACGACTTCACGAATCAATCCGTTGACACGACGTTGTTTCAAAGTGTAATCTTCATTTGTCACCTTGACTGGTTCGAACTTTCCGATTCCCATTTCAAGATAAACTTTTGGCGATTCGTAAAGGTCACGAACAAGCCATTGTTGAACGCTTTCATGAATCCAGTCGGAATTCAAAACGGTCTTATCAATTGCGTATTTGTTGAACGCCATTTGTTCGCCGTGGTATCGTGTATATTCCCAAGCCGTTCCAGACGTGTCCCACTGACCGCGTTCACGTTGGTAGCTTGATGTCTTGACGTTGGTCGAATCCGTTGACACAAGCGTGAATGTGAAGGAATCCCAACCGCCAAGCTTGTTCAACCAATGAAGTCGGTGTGTGTCGTATCGGTGACATTCCGTGTCAATCCAAAATGTAAACGTTTCGGTGAATCCTGAATTCACACCTGGATCAACACCCTGAACGCGTATCGTATAGTAAGCGCTTGACTGGAAATCAACCAACGTGACTGGTGTGTTCGCAATCAAGTTTTGTGGTGAACAATCAATGACATTCAGGTCGCCGACGTTTATCGTCACCGTGTAGCTTGTCACCAATGAACCAGTGATGTCGTAAAGCTTCAAATAAAAGTCAACGTTTGGCTTTGACCGATTGATGAATGTCAAGAACGTGTTTTCGTAAAGTCCGACGAAATACTTTCGTGTTCTTGGAAAGTCAGTCAAGAAAAGAATGTTCCCTGAATTCGGATTCGTCCTTGAAACCATGTAAGTCAAATGGTCGTAATTAATGAAGTCAGGATGTCGAAGCGAAGCGTTCCATGCGCGATTCACCCTTCCCGTGACAAATGTTCCCGACAACACTGGCGGTGTTCCGAACTTTTCGTAAACGCGAATGTTCACCACGTCAACCGCTGGATCGTAAAACGTAAGCAAAGCGCCCGTTGTGACCATGTCACTTGTGAGCAAACAACGAAGATCACCGCTTGCGTCGAACTTCGCGTAGTTCGCTGATTCGTTAAACACTTGGTGTGTTGACACCAGTGAACCACCGACGTAAAGTTCAACAATGAAGCTGAAGTTCGGTTGCGCGGTTTGGTCGCTTTCGAAAACCCAAACGTAAGGATTGCACGCTGGTTGAAAGTATTGTGGTTCTTGTGTGATTGTTATTGCCATTTTTCAGTTGTCTTTGTGAATTTGATTTCAAACGTCAATCCAGTTATTTCGGTCAAGTCCTTCGCAATCATTTCAAGCACCTTGTCATTGATGACATTGTCGGTGATGTGCTTCGGTTTCAAACCACGTTGTTTGATGTTCGAAGCAACCGCGAACGCGTGTGACATTTCAAGTCCTTTCCATTCCTGAATTGCCTTCGCCATGTTATAAGAAACGAACGGCGTCTTGAATGAAAACACACTTGAATGATTCGTTGCGATTCCGTTCACACCTTGGTCGACGAACTTATAATAATCGTCCGCCTGAATTTCAAAGGACAACGCACCCGTCGGAAAGTACACGACCGATTGCGCAAGCGCGCCAGTGTTCTTCGCGTGTTCTTCAATGTATTTTCGAAGGTCGGCGGTGACTTTGTTCCCTACTTCAAGAATGAACTTTTCGTAAACACTTTGTGGTTGTTCAGCTTCAGCACCAGACACCCCGAATTCTTCAAGGAAATCAAAGTCAGCCATGTCGTGAAGATTGTTGTTTCCTTATTATGTAATCTTGTTCGTCTTTCAATTTAAGGTAGTTCATCCAGAACAATGTCTTCACATAAGGTTGTTGAGTGATTTCATCAATCGGTCTTCGAAATTCATTTGAGAGTCGGTGAAGGATTTTTGTCCATGTGAACCATTCGTTGTCCGTGTCTTCAGGTTTTCGTTTATCGTCTTCGTCATCGTCATCGTCCGCAACGTCTGGATCGCTAATATAGCGTGATTCCGCTTCACTGATTCGCGCAAAAAAAAACCGAAGAAGTTCAAGAATTCTTCACCGTCAAATTCTTCTTTGAACGCCTTATATCTTTTATCGTTCGGATTCAACACGCGACCGCGCGAATCTTCTTGGCAGTATTCCATTCCTTCTTCAATGTAGCAAATCGCAAGTGCTTGAACTGGATCACTGGCAACGTCTTCGATAAGCTTCAAGTCAATGATTTGTCCCGTGCTTATCAAACGGAAATCTTTTTCAAACAAATAGCGTTGACCGTTGACCGTGACTTCACCACGCGGTTCGTTATATTCGTATCGCTTGAATATATCAATCAAATGTTTTGCCATTCGTTGAACGTCTTCGATTGCAAGTTGTTTGACCTTTGACACCTTCAGTCCTGAAAAGATTGCGATAAGCTGACATTGAAAGTCAAGCAATTGAATCACGTCGTCACCTTCATTTCCCTTGATGACTTCGGCTAACATCAACCACTTGACAAGTTGGTCAGGTTTACATTCGTGAATGGACGCTGGTAGTTTTATTTTCATATTCTCAATGTATTGTATTTCCCTTTTGACTTGTTGTTCTTCAAGGAATTCCACGCAAGCGCCAATGACATGACACCGTCGTCGTGTAGTCCAGTCGGTGCGCTATATTGAACCCCCCTTGTTTTCGGATTGTAAATATAGGTAAATGAATCCAATTCGTCAAGCAACCATTTGACATCGTTCACACGAATCGCTTGTTGTTCGAACGACAACGCAAGGTCTTCAATCAACACTGGCTTTGACTTCGACGTGGTGACGAATGGAACGACCTTGTTGCGCAACGTGTTGTGAAGCATTTCGAAGAAGACGTCACCTTGGTTGTTGACTTCGACAGTAGTGATTGCGTTGAACTGGCGAATCAATCCAGCGACCTTGTCAATGATTCGTGACCAGTCGTCGTGTCGCCACCTTTCAACGTGAACCATGTGACCGTGTTCGTTCAGGATAGTCAACACCGTGTAGTCGTCAGCGCGTCCGATGTCAAGACCGCCGTACATTCGTGACGTGCGTTCACCTTGACCGATACACGACGACACACCCTTGAACAAACCACCAGCGTTGTCAAGGAATTCCGCAAGGTATTCTTGACGGAACACATGGTCAGGCAATGACCGCTTTCGTTCTTCAAGTTCCTTCGGATCAATCATAGGATTGTCGAACGACGTGAAATGGAAATACCGATAACGGTCGTCGTAATTTTGTTGTAAGCACACACGATGAAAGTGATTCTTTCCCTTCGGTGTTGAAATGAAGATGACCTTCTTTCCTTTAACCAGCACCGTCGCCGACAACACTTCGTCCCACAATTCAGGACGTGTGAACGCGAATTCATCCACGACCATGTAATCGAATGTATTTCCACGAATGTTGTCAGGTCGTTCGCCTGAAAAGAATTCAATGGACGAACCGAACCCCGTGATTCTCAAATCGGATTTGTTGAATTCAAACAATCCAGATTTCGCCACGGCGCGTTCAAGTTCAGCGAAGACCTTCTTTCCTTGTTTGTACACTGGTGTAACCCAAGCAATCGTGCAACCGCGGTCGTTGATTGCCCACCAAAGTAGTTGGTTGATTCCAAGCATGGTCTTTCCGAACTGGCGACCAATGTTCAAAGCGAAATACTTTTCTTTGCCTTGGTTGATTGCTTGATGAATTTCAAGCTGGTGTTTGTGCGGTCGATACCCTTTAATCGTTGACATCGAAATCGAAGCGTTCCACGTTTCTTGTTTCCACTTGTTGACGGTCGTGCATGCCAAGCTTATTCTTTGCGTAGAAGATTCCCTTGCCTTCGTTGGCAACGATATCACGCGCCAAAGCGTTGAAGTCGTTGTCGATTGTTTTTATAGTGTTCGACAATGGATGTGTTTCGTCCTTCATTGCGTCGTACCAGTTCGTTCGGGAATAAAAGTCAAAGTGGTTGCGACGAAGCCAATGAAGAAGGAAATAAGACACGGTAGGAATGTGTCGTTCCCTGACTTGCTTCACTCCTGAATTCGTCGCGATTTCCTTCGTTGACTCAATACAATAGTCGCAATAATTATAAGCCATTTGAAGCAATTCATCCTTGTCGATATTGCGGTGTTTGTTTGCCATTGTAATCTAATTAGTGAACAACCGTCCGATTGAACCAAGTTCATCAATCACATTCGGATTGTTGTCGTAATGAATCGAAATGTTTAGTTCTTTTATCTTTTCAATCTTTGCTTTGTTTGAACCCGTCGCAATGATTTCAACGCCTTCGAATTTGATTCCTGAAGCGCTTGACCTTGCGGTAATGATATAAACCTTCGCGCCTTTGTCGATGAACGATTGAATCAATTCTTTTCCTTTCGCCGTTGATCCAGTTCCGTCCCAATCGAATGAAACGCGTTCAGGTGCGAATTGCGTTATACACACGGCGTATCGTTGTGCTTCGTCTGGATATTCGCTTTTCATCTTTTCGTCGGACATGCAACGTTGAATGAAATCGTCTTCAGGTTCGTTTTGTGTTGGTGTTGGTATAGGCATGGTTTACTTTATTGACATTCGAATGTTCATTTCAACATTTGACTTCTTCAAGCGGTTCATGAACTTCATGAATGAATTCAATTCCTTCGTTGAATTACCAACGATGAAAATAAATGATTCACCGCGCTTCATTGCGTCGACGATGAAATTTTGTTCTCTTATTCCGATTTCTTTGAATATAACTTCCATGATATAGTATTGCTAATTATTATGGTTTCTTGTTCGAAACGCGTTCCAGTCCTTTGAATTTATTGAAAGGTGTCATTCCTTCGCCGTCTTTAATATCAACCAACAAAAGACCGTTTTCCTTCAGCGATGTCACATGAACATTTGCTTTCGCCTGAAGTACACGTTGCCACGAAATCTTGTCAAGTCCACGATCACGCGCCACGTCGAAAAGATTCCATTTGATACATTCCAAGAATCGACGTGAATAAACTTTGCCAGCACCACACGGTTCACCGCGTCGGTTGTTGTTGTAGCCAGACCAATAATGAAGCGCGCCGTCGTGCTGGAAATAAATGTCTTTGAAGCCAATCATGTCGAAGTCAGGAATCGTTCGTTCAACGTACTTCAGGAACGCTTCGTCAATGTAATCGTCCGAACCTAACAAGACGACCGCGTCGAATTCGATTTGTTCAAGCGTTCGAATCGCCATGTTCCATTTATATGAAAGCGGATTGTTTCGATATTGCGCCATGGCATAAATGTCTTGACCTTCAAGAAACGTGCCGTCTTCGTCGTTTGAATAAATATAGACCTTGTCAATGAACGGCATGCGTTCAATACATTCGGCGACCGTGTCGTGTCGTCCATGCATGGCGGTGACGGTGATTATTTTCATTTGTTATTGCTTCGTGTTATTCGTGCTGGATTCCCGACAAGGACGGTGTTCGGTTCAAGCGGTGTTTTCTTCGTGATAACCGCGGACATTCCGACCATACACTTTGAAGGAATCGTGACGCGCTGGTGAATCGTTGCGTTCATTCCGATGTTCGTTTGTTCGTGGATTTCAACGAACCCACCGATGACCGCGTGCGGTGAAATCGTGACGTCCTTGTGAATGATTGCGTCGTGTCCGATGTGAACCGTCTTCATGATATACGCGCCGTCGTCAATGATTGTCGGTCGTTCACATCCAGCGTCGATTGTTGCGTGACCGTGGATCGTGACGTTGTTTCCGATGACCACACCGAAACCGTTTTGACCTTCGTGTCGTTTGGATTCCGCTGGCGCGCCAATAATACAAAACGCACCGATTGTGACGTTGTGACCAATCGTGACGCCTGGATAAATTACAGCTGTTTCGTGGATTTCAACCATTCTTCAATGTCTTGTCGTGTTGTCTTTCTTGTTCCCTTGAATCCAAGTTCAAGCGCTTCACGTCGAAGTTCGCCGAACGTCTTTTGTTTCGTGCCAACGAAGTGAAGCTTCGGCGGTTGTTCCTTCATGTGTGGTTCGTTGTTTTCCTGACGAACCGCGTGACGAATCTTGTCTTTATTTTCGTTCAGCTTGTCCATTGCAATTCGAACGCACGTCGCGCAAGCTTTGTTCAGCTTTCCGAATCCGAGCGCTTTGTAATGAATCGCAAGTTCTTCTTTCAATGTGTCGTCCAGATTCGCGTATCGGTGTCGTCCGAAGTTTTCAAGCTGGATTCGAAGTCCGTTACTTATATTCATAAATCAAGATTAAATCGGAAATAAGATAGGCAACGAACGCAAATGGAATCATTGACCAATCAGTGAAAAGATAAATCGCCAGCGCCGTCCAGAACGACAAGCATGACTGACAATTGAATGGTTTCGTGTTCGGCAAATCAAAGGACATCAACGCCCGTGCAATCGCCACAGCTATAATCGTGTAAATCATTTTTGAATTGTTTTATTGCTTTGTGGATAGTGTCCAGTGATATTCCAGTCAATTCTTTGATTTCCCTGAATGTCATTCCGCAAAGGTGCATTTTTGTTATTTCCTTGATAAATGAATCGCCGTCGTTCGAATGTAAGTAAGCGTCAAGGATTTCGCTGAATTCGTTATTCGAAGGTGATTCGTGTGAATCAATTACGTCGTTGATTTCGTCGCCGTCGCTTTTGTATGTTCGCCAGAATTCCGACCTTTTCCACGTCCATTGATTGAACGCGAAGCGAGCGAAAACAGCTGGAACGTCGGAAAGATGAAAGTCAAAGCGGTGCATGAGAATAAAAACGTGATGAACCAAATCCGCATGAAGATTGTGATTCGAAGTGATTTTCCGAGCAATTTGATAAGCTTCATCTTTCCAGAATTCCATTTGCTAATTTACAAAAAAATTGAACCAAGCGATAAAAAATTCCTGACCGACTGGTTTCCCGTTCATGAATCGATACAACATTGAGTATTTTACCTTCATGTCTTCGGCAAGGTGTGTCATCTTGTAACGTTTATTCAAACGACTGGTTGTCATCAATCTCATCCATTCAACGACGTTCGTATCGTTAGAAAGGTAAATCGTCATCGTCTTCATTCGGCGCTTGTGCTGGTGTTGTTTGTACTGGTTCGCTTGAAAGATTAATTGACCACGCTTCGACGGTGTTGAAATACTTCGTCACGCCTTCAGGTGAAGTCCATTCACGACCACGAAGATTGTAATTTACTTCGACCACGTCCCCGGTGTTCAGGTTGCGCACAAGGTCACATTTGTCATTGACCACTTGAAAGGTCAAGAATTGTGGAAATTTTTCATCAAACGTTTTGATTGTGAAATCTTGTTTTCGGAATTTGTCCGAAATGGTTTGTAATGGCGTCACTTGGATCACCGTTCCTTTTTCTTTGTTCATGTTTATTTATTTAAATTTATATCGTTTCGGTCAAGAATTTCATAAAATGAAGCACGAATCTTTTCAACCATGTTCCATTCGTCTTCGTTCAGTTCTTCGTATTTGTACAGCTTGCGAAGTTCGATTTCAATTTCAAACAACGCGTTCAGCATGTCCGTTCCTTTCGTCGCGCAATAAAATTCGGCGTCGTCTTCAGGCAAGTTGAATTCAAGAGTTGCTTTCATCTTCGAAGGTTTGTTCATAGTAATGGAATCCATTGTCAAGTTTAAAATCGACGTGGTCGAAAGATTCAGCGATTTGATTGCGTTCCATTTCAAGCGCGTCTTTAAGTGTCTGGTCAACCCACGGAATGTGTTGCGCCATGACTTTCAATTCAAGCTTTTCAATAAGGTAAGATACAGCGGTTTGTTTCATAGTCCTTTTTTTAGTTTTTCAATGTAAAGTGTTGCGTCCATTAATTCTTCTTGAAGGTGATTCAACCAGCCAATCAAATCGACGTCGGTTCGGTCAAGCGTTTTCCCGTATTTCGAAACACCACGTTTCGAACGTTCGTGATATTTCGACATGACTGAAATCAAGATTGAATCTTCATGTTGAATCGGTTCTTGGTCGTGTGTTATGTTCATTTCGCGTTCAGTTTTTGGATTCGTTCAACATAGTATTCGGTCGCCAGCTGGCAACGTTCAATCATTTGCCGTTCAAGTTCAAGGTCGCGTTCAAATGTGATTGACGTGATTCGCTTTCGTGGATCAATGTGATCAACCTTGTGAAGCGCTTTGTCATCGTATTGCGTCAAGAATTCGTCCCACGTTGACACCATGCAAAACACCAGTTCAAATTCAAAGCGGTTGAATAAAAGCATGTAGGCACGACCTTGCCATTCGTAATCCTTCGCGTCGATGTCTTCAGGCAATTCAGGGAACGTGTCAAGTGACCAGCTTGTCTTGATATCAATGATTGAATCGTTTGTCAGGATATCACATTCACCAGTGATGAAATCGTTTTCAATCCGTTGTGTGTTCTTTTCGTAATTCTCAAAGCGAACTGAATTCAAAAGATTGATTGATTCAAGTTCTTGATTGATTCCTTTGTCAAGATACCTATTCACCAGCGGTGAAGTGTAACCGAAGAAATCTTCTTTCGCAAGTTGTTCAATGTAGCTTTTCGCCGTTTGCGACAAGACGTCCGTTTTCGACCGTGACGTTGTCATGAGTTTACCGATTTGTGAAGCGCGCCATTTCATAGTTCTAATAAATTAAGTTTAACATTCGACCAATAAATGAAGTCACGCGATTTGATGTCAACGTCCTTCATTAATTCTTGAACCAGAATCAACGCGCATGATTTGCGTGTCATGAATGTCTTCACCTTTGAATCGTATTCGATGAATTCAAACAAGTCAAACAAATACCTTGCGCGTTGTTCAGCGGTCATTTCTTTCATTTGAGTTGATTGATTTGTTCAGGTGTCAACGAATAAGTTGCTTTCAATTTCGAAACGGTGAACTTTCCGTCCGCGATTGCTTTCAAAGCGTTCTTGAATCGTTCTTCGTCAATGGTCGGTTTTGTACACGGTTTGCTTGCCTCGTTCCCGTCGTCGTCGATTGCCTGAAGCGACAACAATGATTGAAGCGTTCCGCGTCGAAGATACGTCACACACGCAAGCATTTTTTGCGGATCAACAATGTTCATCGGAATTTCCATGAATGATTCGACCGAATCACCTGAATCAATGTCCGTTATTATTGTGAACACGGTGCTTGACTTGACTGGTTGAAGCAATATCAACCCATAAGATAAAAGAATCGGTTCAACCGTTTCAAGCAACGCGTTGATGTCCGCGTATGTTTTCTTAAAATGTGGATTCGTTGCGTTCTTCGCTACCTTTCCGATGTGTTGCTTCGCTGAATGAAGCTTGTGAAACAATCCTTTCGGTGCTTCAGGTGTGACCGTGTCGGTCGTTTTTCTTGTTGTCGCCATAATTATAAGTATTAAATTTCACCAAAGATAAACAAAGTTTTTATTCATGCAACAAAAGTTAAACAATTTTTGTCAATTCATCGATTCGAATTGTCCATGTGTCACATTTGAAAGGTTTCTTGAATCCGATTTCACCTTCTTTTTTGAACACGGCGCATTGCTTGAATCCAGTTTGTGTAATCATTCCAGCCAACCAAGCCGTTGACATTGATTCGTTGATAAATGGAAAGCAATAAAATTCACAATCTTGCGTTGCGTTAAAGTTTGAAACGTGACAAGTAAACCAATCAAGCGGTTTTGATTTCGTTTCTTGCGTCTTTATTTCAACCGTGTAACCTTCAATCATTAAATCGAAATCATGATGTTGACAATGTTCAACGTTACATCCTTTGTTCTGGTAGTAATCGAACACGACGATTTCACCAAGCGCACCGATTAAATTCCCTTCACCTTTACGAATGGAATTGTTCAATTCTTTGAAGTTGTAAAGCATTTCGGCGCGCTTGATTTGTTCAGGTGTTATGTTGATTTCAATCATTCCTGAACGTATTTGTCGAACCATTCAACAAACGAATCGAAGTCACGCGCAATCAAGTACACGCCACCAGCGCGTTCAATTGATTCCTGGTATCTTTTTTGTGCTTCGCTTTGACGGTCTTTTCCGACCTTGACTTCAATCTTGACTGAACGTCCACGAATAGTCGCTGAAATGTCAGCTGAACCAGCCGTTGTTGTTCCCTTCGTCCATGTCACACCAATGACTTTGCCGTCGGTTCGTTTCTTTTCCCTTGCCACCCCCATTGTATTGATTCGTTCCGCTTGGTAGCCATTGAACTGGATGAATGAAGTGATTGCCTTCGTCAATCCATTTGCGGTCTTGTCGTCCCATTTTTTCTTCACGAAGTAAGCTTCAGGGAATGAAGGATGTCTTTCCTTGTCATTCGCCATCTTCAAGGCGTCAAGACGTTGTTTGTTTTCTTTTTTCATTTCCTTTTTAATT